AGCTGATTGATTTCTAATATTTCATCACCAACATTTGCAAGATCAACTATAGGTGCATCACTATCATGGCTATCAAAGACCATAGCTAAGTCATTAGGGTCTTTCGATGGAAACATATAGTCTCCTATCTCTCCCCCCTTCTCTATAGCCTCAACTCTCATGTAAAAGTCTAGGCATTGCTTTATGAGTTCCTTTTGCATTTTTGCGTCTTCTTTGTAGAAATAAAGACACAACTGAGAGCCAGAATAGAGAATAGCTATAATCCCCCACTTACGTCCTGTAGCCATAAGACCAGCCTGTAACTGCCACACTCCCAGATGAGGGGGCGGTATATCACGGAAGTAGGTCTTTGTCGTTTTGACCTCTAGGTTGCCATCACCCTCTATATCAAAGTCCATGCTTATACCTTGTGGCGCAAAGGTTGATCTATCGTCTATGGTGATAGTCTTTTTGGTTTCCACATGAAGGATGCCATCTAAAGACACAGAGAAGAGTTTCTTGCCCTCATGGTAGTAATGATAGGGTACGCGTACCTTATCAGTTACCTTGTCGATACCCAGAATATCAGCCGTTCTTTTAATGATGACAGGCTCATGTATATCCCCCCATTCCATAGCTTCGTTTTGCTCTATAGTCTGAACTGTAAAGGGTTCAATACCTCTTGCGCCTAAGATATTGGTCAAGAGTGTGTTTGGGGTTGTGTAGGGGTTGTCATCCATTAATGCCGGGATGACTGACCCTGATAAAAATTTATTATCTGTTATCTTCCCTACCATGATGACGAACTCGCATGGATTATAGGGAGATACGCTAAAATAATAAGACCTACTAAAATAAATACTAACTTACAAAAATCTACTAACATAACCTAACCTCTTTAGTTAGGCTGAGTAGTCAGGTTAGTCTGTCTAGTCTGGCGTTGGTCTTAACCGAATATATATTATGCGCCAAATAGACTTTACCCAATTACACAGCCGTCATTAATATTACCCAAGATAATCAATCATTTATACCAACTATCTCAACTCCTACTCTCTTACTCGTTACTTCTGCTCAATATTATTATGCAATAAAATCAATCATTTGCATTTACTAAATGTGTTCATTTACAAGACACATCACTTAAACCATTGACCCCTAACGTGTATTCCGAAAGTCAACATACGGAGCTTTGGGATACTTTAAAGAATAATCAGCCTTCTCTTTGAGCTTGTGGCTACAATCTGTCACTGCCTGTTTCATAGTATATAATGTACTAACGTCAGACGTTTTAGGTTGCTGCCGTTCAATCTCAATCTCCTCAAGTCGTTCCAGTAAATTCCTAAAACATTCCAAAGCGTTTTTGAAATGGTCAGGGTGAGAGCAAGGAACAGCAATGCGTGAAGAGTAAGTATCCAACCCTACTGTCTTCATGTAATAGCGTTCCTGTCGAATACGCTCTTGCATCGACTTAGGACTCAATCGCCTTTCGTGATATTTAATCTCATGTTTCAATTCATCATCCATATTAAGCGTTACTCCTTGTAGTATAAATGTTAATAGTTCAATAAATCAACTGGAAGTCATTCCCTATTTTGCTGGTACTGAGTACCATGTTTTTTAAGTATTTTGATGTACTGAGCAAGGTCTAATAGATGCTCTAATATGTCATCTTTTTGCTTGCAGTAAAGCTCCTCACAATAGACATCGAATAAGTCCATAGCCTTTGGAGTAGCTATAAACTTTAGACTTGAGCTATTTGGGTCTCTCTCAATCATTTTGTAATCCATAAACTTTTGGTACAGATTACGAGCCGTTTTATCGTCACAACTTAACTTCTTAATCACTACCGAAATCGTTGCCCACTCATTCCTAAGTGTACACCCTATTACAATACGACTGAACACTCGCGCATAACGACTACTATTTATCCATTCAACAAAATCTCCGTACTCTTCCAACTTTGCATATTTATTTTGTATTGCAAAAATCTCAACCTCTCTATCGGCTATGACTTTTTTGATTTCGGTAAATAAATAATCACGCACACACTCGATTGATTGCGTACAAGGCTCTAATTTAAATTGCTTATTCATCGCCCCTCTCCTTCCTAAGATAGTTTCTAATGGTTGTTACGTGCCATGTTAGACTCCCAGTCCGTGTCACGATCTTTCTTTTCTCCAATCCCCTCTTAATCATCGCTAGGGTAACTGGTGGGTCGTTCTCTGCGATTATCGCATTGATGTGAGGCATTATCTTGCGTCTGAACGCAGTACCAGAGTCACTATTGGCTTCTGATGCAAGCTTAACAGCCTCAAGTATCTTCTTGCTGCCAAACTTCTTGCCGTAGCGTCTAGCGTAGTCATGCCCCCTCTTTATTCGTTGAGCGTGTTTCTCCCTTCTATGAATAATCATTTTCTCTGCTCTGTGAATAAATCCCCTTATCGACACAACATCCATGTCAGGGTCGTTGGTGGAGCGCATTGGTACTTTGGTCTTTATGATGTACTCCACACAAGGTAGGTTTTCTTCCATCTCCAGAAGCGTTGATGTTACCAAGACGCAATCCTTATTTACGAATACGCCTTGTATCGCTTCTTTGAGTCCAGAGATGTTTTTATCTGTTACAGCACTGCGAAACGTGTCTGTAAATATTTCTAGTAGCTCTAACCCAAGGGTCTTGCAAAACTCCACGATCTCCTCGTCAAGTATTGCCCCTTCATTAGAGCCGTAACGGATACGTTTGTATCCTATGGCAAGTGTCATTGTGATGCACCTTCCAAAATATCCTTAAGGTAGTCAAAACAAGTCTCATAATTTTCAACCCCTTCATTAAGACCTAAAGTGCCGACCGGCTGAGAGAAATCCCAGTAATTGCCATCTCTTGAAAATGTAAGGTCATGCTTTGCACATAACCTCTTGAGTTTGGCATAGTATCTTTTCTCTAACTTTCGATACTCTCTCTTCTCAGGGGATACATATCCCTTGGGTGGCTGTATAAATTTACTTAGGTTAAGCATTTCTTTCTCCTTCTAACATAAATATATCTTCTATTAACTCTTATAATACATCTATAATCCTTTTTCAAGTACAATATATATATATTATATAAAAATTATATAGGTGATGGTATGAGTGAAGTTGAACAGCAAATATTATTATTGAGTCCAGAGACACGAAAGATGTTGAAGGAAGAAGCACAGGCTGGGGCATATACATCTATGTCGCAAGTGGCAGATGAAGTTCTCAGAGAAGGATTGAACGCCAGAATAAAGGAACGGCTTGAGTTGAAGATAAAGGAAGAGAACCTTGCTGAAGCCGTCAAAAACTCAAGGGAAATTTATTATGGTGACGAATAAAAAACGAGGATACGAGGTCGAGCGAGAGGTAGTCAAGCTATGGCAAGGGCTAGGAGTGCCATGCAAAAGAGTTTTAGCCAGTGGTGCTTTCAAGCACTACGGAAAAGATTTAGCCGGAGATGTTCGGTTGAATGGACTTACTGTCGAAGTTAAGAGGCGCAGAAACGGAACTGGATTTGCGTCTTTATACAAATGGCTTGAGCAAGATGAAGGAACATCAATGTTAATTTGTCGGGCTGATGCCAAGAAGCGACTGTACGTCATACCAGAGGAAGTGATGATTCAATTCGCAAAAGACATGGGTTGGATGTTGGGCTTCAAAGCAACAGAAACAGAAATAGTGAAAGAAGGAGAAAAAGATGAATGACGTAATTGATTTGGGATTAATGAGTGAGGGTAGCAGCGAATATATACGCTTTAAGCCAAGTGTTAATGCATGGATAGCTGATGGCGATGAGCTACAGCTTGAGGATGTATTATTAGACCCAAGTACCTTAAAAGTGGGTTGGGGCAAGATAGCTGAAGGGCAAGCTCCTGAGTGGACATGGGATGAGAAGCTAGGCAAGAAATCCCCTTCCCCATCCCCGGAGCATAGGCGTGGGTTTTCAGTCATGCTCAAGATCAAGGACAAGGGATGGCGTGAGTGGTCTGCTAATGGCGTTGGCGTGATGAAAGGCTTTTCAGAGTTGTGGCAAGTCGTTGGTCTCCAAGTGAAGGAGAATGAGGGCAAAGCCGTACATCTTAAATACAAAGGCGCAAGAATGGAAAAGATAGGGCAAGGCACTACGCGTATTCCAGAGTTTGATGTAAAGACATGGCGTGAGATGACCGATAAGCCACCAGTAAAGGAAGAAGTTGTGGTGGCAGAGGACACAAACGCTGCGCGTGGTCTTGTCGATGACGAGATACCCTTTTA